ATCTTGTCCAGTGTCCCGTTGGTGTTAGGCACGTTGTTGGATACCAGTAGCTCAAATCCTCCAATGTGGCCAATCGAGCCGTTTAAGATTGATGGAGTTGCCACAGTTGGCGCGCTGGAACCCTGATCGTGAAGGTCGTTTACAATTAGTGCCTCCATCTCGGGAGGTATGATCATCCACTTTGGCGTCGCTGCCGGCACCTTGGACTTTTTGAGCTTGGTTCCGCAGTCCGTGATTAACTTGAATATGTTGGAGGCGTCTCCCTTGGTTACGTTGGGTGTCTTGGGGGAGGCATCAGACCCAACCAGATTAGCGGCACTGGCATCGACATAACAAGAAGCCACAGCCAAATCTACTGCATCAGCCAAGGCATAAGCTGCCTCTACGTTGACCTCATCCATTAGGTTAATTTTGGTTTGCGCTTCATCTTTTGTGGGGATCTTGAAGTTATAACCCTTCTGGAAATCAATCGTCAGATGCGTATCTGTATCCGCAATGGTTTCAGGGTCAGGCATATCGACATTATCAACTATATCGAATACAGTAACTCCGCCGATGCCGGTTAGGCGCACACTCTTAGCGTACTTTACGGACCCCTCAAAATTGTGATTAATCACGCCTTCCTGGGCAAAAACTAACACCCCTTGTAGTTGGTGTTGCACCTCCAACGCCACTACTTCTTCTTTAAACGATTCATAAGCCAAAGTACCACCTCACCAGACTCATTCTCTTACTCGTCCTTCTGCTTCTGCTCGCTTAATATCGGCCAGCACTTCTGCAGTTATGGTTCCAGTCTTGCGAAGTTCCCGGACCTTTGCCGCAGTCCAAATTGTCTTTCCCTGCTGGCCTCCATTCTGCAATCCCTGGTTCCCAGCCCCTTGTGCATTTCCTCCAGCTCCTTGTGCAGCCCCGTTACCCTGCTGGCCTTGCTGTTGCTGGCCTTCCTGGGGCAGCATTTTGGCCTGAGCCAGGGCTTCAAGGCTGGCGTTGATCTCTGTAGGAGTCGTTCCGGCAATGTTCAGGAATTGCAGCAGTACCGGGATCTGACCCGATGGAACATTGCGCTGCATGAGGGCCTTCATCTTGGCCAGTTCCAGGTCAGCACCCTTTAGCGTCTCGCCCTTCGGCTCCTCTTTGGGCTTCTTGCCGGCTGCCAGGAGAGCCTTTGCGTCTGCGAGCGGCATTCCGAGCGCAGTTTCGAAGTCTGCTAAACTCATTTTAGCTTCTTTTTGCTGATTCCCTTCTTGACCAGAACCTTGGCCCTGGTCTCCCTGGCCTCCTTGTGCTGCACCTTGTCCTGTTCCTTGACCCTGACCCTGGCCACTCTGACCAGAGCCCTGGCCCCCTTGTCCAGTACCCTGGCCTGAGCCTTGACCTGCTCCTTGGCCTGCTCCTTGACCTGCTCCTTGACCTGCTCCTTGACCCTGGCCACCCTGGCCTTCTCCTGCGTTTCCTTCATTTTCCATTGGCTTTTCTCCGTTCCTAACTTGTCGTATTCATTGTCTTTACTAACAAAAAAAATAGAATTTATGATTTTAAAAATGAGGCTTACAAGATCAGTATGTTGTGGATGCAATTGGGGTGAAATATGCCCCCTGCCCTGGCATCATCCAGAGTAGGATAGCCAGGTGTCTTGCCTGTCAGGCTCACAATCCGCCCCGCCCAATCCAGGCAATTTTCGCAGGTATAGCTTGTTGATTCGTCTGTTATCTGAACTAAATCCTGCTCATGTTCTAGGGCTCTGATTTCAGTTCCCTCAAGCATGGCCTCTCTTGTTACCAGTTGCCCCAGCATTTCTACGTAGGTTACAATATTCCACTGTTTCCCGGCTGCATCTTTGAATCCGGTTATCCCCTGTTCTGCCAGCTTTTCCCTTTGGGCTTGAGCTACTTGCTCCAGGGTGTCTCGTTCTGATAACTCGCCTTTGAGTTGCTCCATGGAGAGAAGTCTAATAACCTGCTCCACTCGGCGCTTAATAACCGAATCGACCTCAACGAAGCTCTCAAAAGCATTGTCTGCCAAGATTTCTTTAGCTTTCTGAAACTGTGGTGTGGCTTCTTTGCTGCCCAAGGATCTGTCCACTTCAGAGGCAGCGAGATCAAAGAGCATTTCGATTGCCTCATCACACCAGATGCGACTGCCGGCTAAGACTTCTTGCCTGATGAGATTGATATTCCGCTGTAAATCTGCCAGCTTTTGAAGATTGTTTGGAGCAATGAGGGCGTTGTTGTACTCTTTTAACAAATCCTTTTCAGCACCCTCGTACATTTGCACCAGGCGCTTTGCTTGGGCACCCGATAATGAGGATTGCTGAATTGTCAGCTTAGCCATTTAACTCCAGAGGAGGGAGCCTGCTCTTCGGTACAATCAGGGCAGCTTGCACACCACGCAGCCTGCCCAATTCTATCTCATAAGCTTCGCTGCCTTCTTTTAGGCCCTGCAGTTCGAGCTTGCGTTCTAATGAGATTGCGCCCATTGCATCCCAAAGTTGTGCTGCTTTAGCGATCTCAATCTGGTCCTCAGGTATTCCGTCCTTGAGCTTGACGTGAATATCTTTGATTGCCACAATGGGAGGGTGCAATTGGGACCACAGATTCAGCACTCTTGGTATTGCTTCCTCTGCAGCTCGGGCATACTTTCCTACCTGGGCCAGGGTGGGGATGAGCCTGAATTTCAGGGCAGTCCCTGATACCGCAGCGCCGGCGTCCTTTCCTGCTAAAAGAACCTTGCTAAGCTGGAGCATCTGCAAGAGCTGATCCATCTTTTGCTCAATGGCTGCCTCTACATGGGCGAGCTGGGCGTCCCAGACCATCAGGCCAGGCGGTACGTCCCCCGGCATTGTAAATATGGGCTCTCCCGGCCGGTAGACCCACTCACCCAGGCCGTGATCAAATACCGTGGCACTCTCCGGGATGATTGGTGTGGGCGCAGTAAACTTGGATTGCACCTCATCCCGTTCCGCAAATGAGATCTCCAGGGATTCGATTAAAGAGAGGATCGATGGCTTGTAATCCGAGCGCCCATAATATCGCTCACTGGAGAGCTGATTTTGCACATGGACCACCAAGACACTATCCACCTCTGGATTTTGTATGCCAAATTCATTAGCCGTTATGCTTGCAAATGCCAGGAAGTTGCTGAGCGGCACCGGTCCCGCTAATTTTGATCTGGCCAGCTCAAATACCAAGTGCTGGATCTGCCCTTTTGAGTGGATCGTGAACTTGATATATTCGCATTCCTTTCCATCAATATTTTTCTGTTTAAATTTAGCAAATAATACAAAATGCGTTATATCCTGAATGTTTGCTGGAGAGACTACCAGATACATATTTTCAGGATTGATAACCGCTATTCCTGTATCTGAAATCTCAAAGGCACCATGACCGTAGCGGCTGGCATCAATAAGGACTTGATCATCTGGGCGTTTGGGGATAACCTTCATGGCCTCGGCTTTAACCTCTATCGGTTCGCCGAATGTGAGGTTTAAATAAGTCGTAGTGGCCAATTCAGGCCAGTCCAGGATGATTACTTGCTTTTTTTCGTTCTCTGCTTTGTCGGCAAGATAAGCAGCATAACGCGGGAAGACCTGGTCATGCAGCCCGTTATAAATCTGCCTCATTAGCGCGTGCTCAGTTATTCTGGCCGCCTCATCTTTATCCTCGGGAGGCCAGGGTTTGCCATCCCCAATAAAGCCCAGATCATTTAGCATTTGATATCTTCCCTGCCTCTTCGATAATCAGTTGGTCGTTCTGTTTGATCTTTTTGTAACACTCTTGACAGCAAAATCGATCTGTCAAGATGGTCGTACCTAGCTTGTTTTGAGTCACACCGGGAAGGAAAGGCACAATTGGCGTGAATCTTATTTCCGCTATCGGTACAGGAAATTCCTTACCGATATCACCAGAACAAATTAGGCACCTCATTCTTAATGCACCCTCCTCTCTAGGTCAGATTTATTCGGTTTCGTATCCAAAACGCCCGTTCTCCTTGGGCGTCTGGAATAGCGGTACTCGCCATACCAGGCAGATAGAGCCAGGCACAAAACCAGGTCGTCATGCTCAGATTCCCGCCATGCTGAATAAGAATCATGGCCAATGGTGTTTATCTTGAGCTTGAGGTTGGTTAATTCTCCTTTCAGTGGCTCGGCTAGTGGCAATGCCTCCGCTACCTTAATTCGCTGTGACTGGTAGATAGCCAGCAGGGCAAAGACCAGATCCCTTTTTGGTACATGGTAGCCCCCAATTACACGAGAGGGCGTATGGCCTGCTGTGATGGTAATTTCTATGACTTCCTTGTTTAGCGCAATCAGGCCGCTAGTGTCAGGTTTCATGAGTTTGGGATTGAACATATCACAAACCGGAGCCCCTACCCCAGTTTTATCAATGATTAGCAGGGGCGGTTCGCTGGCTTGCAGTTCCGGCTTTTTCA